CATTATGTCCGTGACCTACATCACCTGAAATTGTCCAATCCTGTGTGCTGTAAGTGCTACCTGTTCCAAAAGTTGAGTTTGTTAAGACGTTGCCTGTGGTTGTACCTGCTGTAGTTGTAGTACAGGTACGGTCACCAAGGTCGTTGGTTGTACAGGTTTCGGCCTTACTTGGACTTATTAGAAAAGTCGTAAGGATTAAGAGACTGAGCCCAACAATATACTTTGTAATTTGCATAGATTATAATGCCACCCCAAATAATCCAATTGATAATACCGAAATCCATAATTTTCCTTTATTAGTCTTTACTTTACTTTTTTTTTTAGCTTCTCAATTTCAAGTTCTAGTTTTTTCTGTTCAACACTATTCTTACTAATTTCGTTTGCTTGAGTGGCAATAACTTTATCTTTTTCTTTCATTTTTTCTTCCCACTCTTTATTACCTTTTTCTATTACATCTAATCTTTTAGTGTAAAGTTTATAGTCAGGTCTTAACTTATTGTATTTTTTCCATTGTTTTTTAGCGTCAGCCCCAATCTTACCTTCAAATGGGCAAGGTGTTCCTGATTGTTCCATAGCATAAAAAACTCTTTCATCCTGACATAGTATTGATACAGCAGCAACTTTCATACCTAAGTCATTTAATACTTTAGATAGTTTTATTCTCTCACAATTTTCATCTGTTCTAAAAGTACCTGCTGATACACCTAAACCGAAAGTAGATACACCACCTGATAACCCTACTACACAAAGGTCTTGCGACATAGCAGACATACTAGGTGCTGATGATTGAGAGGTAACTCTTGTATCACCTGAGTAGGCGTTTGTTGTATTTGTTGTTGAATTTGTACTACTTGAACCTGATTGATAAGTTGTAGTTGACTCTTGCGAATAACCACCTGAAATAGTGGTATTACTCCCACTCGTATTTGTTTGAGAGTTAGTTGTCGCTCCAGAGTTTGTTGTGTCAGCCCAAATAGGCGTTGCGCCTACCATAACGAAGAATAACAAAAAGACGATTAATCTTTTCATAATTCCTTTTGATTTTGATAATGTTTAGATAATGTGGAATAGTGTAGTTTAAATCAATTCTAAAGTATTTATAAAATTTTACTCGTAGATTTTTTTCTTTTCGTAAGCAGGTTGATGTCTGCCTAAAATGTCAAGTATTTCCCAAGAGCCATCTTCGTTTACTCGTACTTTTGCATTAACTTTGTCGCAAGTCATATTGTAAACACCCTCTTTATTTTTAGTTTCTCTATATTCTTTTTCTTTTTCTCTTTTGTTTTTTAAACAATCTACTAAATTCTCTGAAGCAACATGATCTACTAAAACTCTATTGCCGTTTTCGTCTATTTCAAATATGCAAACTGCGAATACCACACCCTCTTCAGGCGTAGATGAAGACGCTTTATGTTCTTCTTTCATCACGGTTACGTGTTTGTGTTTCTTTTCGATAGGACAAACTTGATGACCATCATCACCACAACCTGTGCAATCAGCTAATGCTTTATTCATACCAAAAGCAAATAACATGAAAAGAAGAAATATAATAACAGGACTATATTTTTCTATCAACTTAAATCTTTTCTCTTCTTTTTCAGTAATTTGATCTATATTATTTTCTGTATCCATTAGTCTAATATTTTTAGTAATCTAATACCGTATTTTGTTTGTTTATCTTCTTGTAATAATGCCTTTACAGATTTACAAGCGAATATAACTCTTTCGCCACCTACTTCTCTACTTGCTACTCTTTTAGATTTTAAGCATTGACTTAAATTTTCTTTGTATACCCACTCAATCAATTTACCATTAAGTGTTAATGTTAAGGCAATTACACCATCTTTTTCATACTTTTCTCCGCCAGTGTAAAGTTTAGCTGCAAATACACTTGAAGTGAATAATATCATAAAAAATGTTATTAGTAATTTTTTCATTATTGCGTTTTACCGTTTTTGTAAATAATATCTCTATTACTATCCTTTAATTTTTCAACATCTTCTCGTAAAATTTTTACGTCTTCTTGTAATCTCTTAATATTGACCCCATTGTTCATCATTTCGTTTAATGATTCCTGAACACTTTCCAACTGACCAGCGATATGCTCTATTAACATAAACTGCTCACTATCAGCAGGTAGTGATCCCATTTCACCACGAGGCCATTTAATTCTAAATTCTGTATTCTTTTCTAAATCAGCAGTAAGTCTTTCTTCAACCGTTTTTAAAGTCTGGATGTGTTGCTCATCCATTTGTGTTAAATCTTTTTCTGCTAATTGTGCTTTTGTTTCTAACGAGGTAAGTCTTTCTAACACACCGAAGTATGCCCATACCCCTACACAAACTGCGGCTATTATAGCCAACAAGTTTTTCATCGGCATAGAAACAGCCGTTGAATCAGATATGTCTAATCTATTCGCCATCTTTTACATCCTTATTAATTTCAGGTTCGTAATACTCTTTATATTTATCTAACAAATCATTTGTAATCTTCAATTGATTCCTAATTTGTGCAAAATTCTTGGCAAGAAGTTCAAAATCTTTGTCTGTCAGTCCCCATAAAACAGGATCAATGCCAGATTCTTCTAGTCTTTTAAATACTTCCTCGGCATTCTTACTAGTGATAATTATCCATCGTAAGTTCTCTAACTCTAGTGGAGTGGGTTTGTTCAAATTGAGTTTTTCACGCTCAACTTCTTTCTTAAATATCTCTAATGTCTTTACACCCGAACAACTAGTAAGGGATGTAATTAGGATTAGCGATACTAGGACACTCGCTATTAATTTCACTTTTCTTTGTAGCATTCTTTTCTTCTTCAGTTAATTCGGCGCCACTTGCTATTTCAATACATCTTGTTGCCAATGCACTTGCGCCATTTGTTATTCTTTCAATAGATTTTGTTTTAGCAATTGCAAGTTTGCCAACATCTCTATTCTTCTTATTAAATCTTTTATCTAAATCGTCTAGGTCTTTTTTCAATACACTAACTAACTCGTTCATCTTTTGATTTGCAGCTAGTATCTCTTTAAAGTCTTCTTTTTGTGACGTGATAAGTTCTTGTTGTTCAGCGACTGCTGATTCTAATTTGATTGCGTTTTCTTTTAAAATTGCATTATCTCTTTGCAACTTCATAACATAGGCGCCAGCGCCCAAAAGGGCACTAGCAATAATACCTATAAATAACATTCTCATACCAAACATATTATTTTACTTCTTCCAAAATTTAAGTTTTTTTGCAAATGCAGCCAAGTCTTCAAACTTCTCGTTGACATACCAACCTGCAATAAAACCTACTATAAATCCTATTGTTGTAAACATATTAATCCTTTACCTTTGCGTTTCTTTTTCTATGACCATTCCAAGCAACAAAGCCACCTAATCTTAATGACCAGTATGCTAAATAATTCATTGTGTAGAAACCATTTACTTCTATACATATATCTCTAAAGATTTCGTCTGCTTTCTTTTGATCTACTACTAGAAGTGCTCCTTTACCAGTTCTTTTTAAACAAGCGTATTTATAAGCATAATCATGCACTAAACCACCCATTAACAATACACCAACTGGTGAGAAAAATGTTCTTAAAAATTTAGGTATACTTGCGCCGTCAAATACAAAACCTGCTGGTATGATATATTCATTACCATTGATTTTATATTTCCAGTCTTTTGTTATTTCCCAATTTCTTGTAGAAAGTAACCACATTACTATACCTTTCCAGAAACCTTTACCTTTTGTTTTGATTGGTACAGGTTTTAATTCTGGCATTTTGTCAGCATGAAAAGTTAGTTTACTTACTTTCTTTTTATCTAACAAATTTATTAAAGCTGCTATTATTACTACTGCAATTAAGATTGACCATTGCCAAAATTTCATTGCTAGTGCTACTATAAGTTCCATATTAGTCCTTGCTCTTTTTATTTTTATCTATATATGATTGATAGACTTTATAAGCCTGTCTCAAATTTTTTTTCTTTTCAGGATCTTTTGCTCTAACACTTGCTACTTTTGCTCTTTGACCCATTGCAATTGCAGCCTGCATTTTATGAGCATGAGTTTTACCTGACCCTCTTATTTTACTTACAGATTGTTTTGCTTTTGCTTTATCTGTAAAACCTAGACCATGTATAGTGCCTTTTGGGTTTTCATCTGTGTATAAATCACTATGTTTATCTGACCCAGCAGGTTGACCTTTCTTACGAGGTATTCTATTTGTATCTTCTTTTTTAATACCTAATTTTTTTTGTACTTTTTCTATTTCTTTTTTAATCTCTTTTTGTTTTTGAGAACCAGGCATTGTTGACATAGCCTTTCTCAAAAGTTTCATATACAAAGTTTTATCTGTATTAGCAGTTACCATAGGTTTGTATGTGCCTAGACCTGGTCCTGTTCTTTGTGAATATATTCCTGCTTGTTTACTTGATTGAGCACCTTTATATTGTGGGAATAATTGACCTTGACTTCCCATGGATGCCATAGGGTTTAAAGTTGATACAGGTCCTATACCTATACCAGAACCCATACCCATGTATTCTCTTAATTCTCTTAAAGTTTTCTTACGGCCAGCACAATGTGCTTTCTGTGAAAAACCTTTTGGGTTATCACAATCAATAGACTTTTTATATTTGTCTGACCATTTCGACATTATTTCTTTTTACCTTTAAGATATTCTACGTAGTCGTTAATTTCACTATCGAATTGACTTAACATTCTAGCAGCTGCGTCATTTCTAACACTGCCAGGAATAGTTCTACTATTCATATTTTTAGATTTTGCAATCTCTTTAACTTTATTATCTACTGCGTATCTGAATAATTTAACTGCTAAATCTTTATTGTAAACACCTTTTACTTTTTTTCTTGCTAAGTTTTTTACAATAGGTTCTAGTTGCCTTGAATACAACTGACCATCGTTTGAAGCCTGTGAAGCAATTTCACTTGCTGACAAGTTTTCATTCATTCTAAATTTAGTTAAGAAGTTAGTTATTCTTTTCTTAAATTCATCTTTGTTTTTTTTCTTATAAGAGTTTGCAGCTTTTGGTTTTACACCTGGTTCACCATCTGGTCCTACACCTATACCTGCGATATTACCACCGCCTGCACTATTAGCAGGTGCGTCTTCTTCAGGCACACAATTAGGTACCATCTTACCATTTTTCTTTTTAAGACCTACTGCCTTATATCCTGTCCAGCATGCTTCTCTTAATTTGCTAAAAGTAATCATTAAAATCTGATCCTTTCTATATTGTCCTCTGATACAATCACTTTCTTTTGTGTCTCTTCATTAACAACATGATATAAGTTAACACCTAAAAAGTTATCAAAGGCCACTTGATCTTCTACGTTTTTTACAATATCACCTACATCAGCAGTTGTTTCATTATTCAGATCAGTTAATGTATCTGTCATAATAAATCTACCTTGAGGTAGTATATTGTCCTCAGACGATTCTTTCATTTCGCCAAAGTGTATTAAATCGTTATCTCTTAAATAAGTGTAAAGTTCTTTTTCGATTTCAACCATATTTAAGTCTTTACTCTCTTTAAGTAATAAACCTAATGCAGCCGCATATGTGCCTATTTTAGATTTACCACCAGGTATTACATTTATCAAACGCTTCAAATTAAAAACAAATCTATGTAAGATAGTATAACTATCTCTTTCTTTAGAAGTTTTTAACTCTTTTGTTTTTCGTAATACTTTTCCATTCTTATCAATTATGCCGTACTTATAAGCGTCTTGTTTTTCAAAAGGAGTAATTAACATCTTAATTATCCTATATGTTATAAGTACATCTATTGCTCTTCCCATTACATTTGTTCCAAACTATTTAATATTGTTTTATTTACTTTAACATTGTTAAATTCTTCATCACTAACATACTTTAAATATACTAAAAAAGTTTTAAGTATTCCCCAAAACTCTCTTTCTATTTTAAAAAATAACAAAGTACAAGCTGCGTCAACACCAAAAACATTTTGTAGTACAATTAGATGATTAATAACTAATCTAGTTTTTAATTCACCTGTTGCCTTATACTTACGAAATAAGCGTTTAATATACTTAAATCGTTTCACGTCCTCATAAAACTCTTTTTCAGAGTCTAAATTAGGACAATCATAATTTTTGATTGCGTAAAACAACCAATTGTCTTTTGTTATCTTACTGAACATTAAGCAAGCTCTGCATAAACTTTGACAGCGCCGTTCTCTAGTGTTTCGTATCTACCTTTAATTTTTAACTCTTTACCTAATCTATGTTGTATACCATCATCATTAATATCAGAGCCATCAGTATCCTTACCGAAACGACCACCATGTTGCGTCAAACCAGTTTCAAAATTACCACTTTTGCCTTCTAAATTTACAGCGTCTTTGAACACTAAACCAATTTTACCTAGACTTGCTGATAATTGACTTAACGCAGCCTCTGGTTTAATATACTCTCTATCTGCAATAGATTTAACAAAAGCATTTACTCTTTCAAGTACAGCAGGTTCATGTATATTGTGAACACCTATAGAACCGTCTTCGATTGACTCTTCGCCACCGCCTGCAGTTCCTACACCTTTTGCGTCCCCAGCATATCCTCTGTATTCCTTGATATGTTGTTTAAATGTTTTCATTTTAGTTTCCCTTAACTTTTTGTAATAACTTGGATGATACCACACCATTGCTACTACCTTTCTTATTTTCTTTTCTCACACTTTTAAAAGATTTGCCACCGCATAAATCTTCTTCAAAGTCTTTGATTTGCACCTCCTCAAACTGTTCAGCATGAGGAGTGTTATTTGCTACTTCTTCTAAAAATTTGTCTATTTCTTTATCCATTAAATTAATGAAGTCGAAACCGACTTATCCTTTTCATTTAGTAAAACTTTTTCATCTTTTTTTTCGTCAAGCAACGGAATGATTTTATCAATCTGTTGTATTGCACCGTACACAGCATTTAAATTGTTTTGCTGTGTAGTTAAAGACTTTTTAGTTTTTTCAATGTTTGATGTTATAGTGTCAAAATCACCTTGTAGTTTTTTCTTTTCATCTTGTAGATATTCTATAGTCAAAGCCATATTGTCTCCTTATTACGCAGTTGTATATCCTTGTCCTGCAATAATATTCCAATTACTATTTTTAAATAATAATGTTACCGTTTCTCCTTGAGCATTTAATATTGCACTTGTATAACCTCTTAAATTAGAAGGTGTTATAGTTTGTGCGTATGTGCCTGAAGAAGCAATATTAATAAAAGTTTTAATTTGACCATCAGAACCATCTGCTAATGAAATAGTTGCTGTACCAGCAGTACCATTAATTTCAGTAATTGCTGAAGTCACATTTGCTGTTAAAGCAGTTGAACCATCACTTGTCAAAGTTTGTGATGATTGTGCTAAACCTAACCAAGATGGTATGTTATTAAACACATCTTCGGCTGCAATTTTTTTATTGATTGGTGTTCCAGTAGGATCATCTACTACGTGAAATAAGTCTGCAGCTGCTATACCATCACCAAGATCAGTAAGCGCTGTTATTTTTTTATCTGCCATTTTTACTCCTTATAAACCCTTTCGGGAATGCTACTCTAGGTATATTCCTAGATCACTTTGTTAATATATTTAGTAGGGCGCCTAAGCGCCCCACAAATTAGTTATTATTAGTTAGAAGCTAAAGCTACTAGAGTTTCTGATTGTACTCTACTTGCTCTGCCACCTGAACCAACTCTTCTCAATACCCAACCTCTACTAGCACCTTTTACAGGTAATAGAGTAGATCCGTCTTGCGATACTTGACCCGCTGAAACTTCACTAGCGTTGATATTGAACAAACCGATAGTTGCACCTGAAATAAATGCGTCTGCCGTTTCGTTTCTGTATAATCTGCCAGCAGCTGGATTGCCCGAATTGTGCATATTTGCAGCTGTTGGTGATTTATTAACGTACAATAATGCCCATAATGGTGCACTAGCGCCGTTATCTGTTTTAGCCCAACTTGACATAATTTTCTCTCCTATTAGTTAATTGTTAATAGTACTCAATTGTTGATATAATCTGGTATATTTATAAGACTAAAAACCTAGTCTTTTTAATTGCTGTATTGTTTTTGATGTATTTGTGTGATGAATACCTATTCCGCCTGACATAGTAAAGTCTCTTATATTTTTTTCGTAATCATCAATTAGAATTGCAGGATTGCCTCTTTTTGCAAATAATTTTTTTTCTCTTCTTTTAACTAAATTAACTTTTTGTGGGTTCTGCATACCTACATTTTTACGTAACCATGCACGTTTGCCTGGTATACAATTAGGGTCAAAATTTTCTTCTACATACGCACTTAAAATATGTGGGTCGTGTTTAGATATGTAAGACCATAATTGTTTACCACCTTGCATCCAAGGTAGGTCATACCAGAAGTTTTTATTTTGTAAGATAAGTGACCACTTTTGTTTAGATGATGGTATGTTCATCCATCTGTTGATGGACATGCCTGTTGTTTTAACGGCTGCAGTTTTAAAATCTGCAAGTACACCATCCATGTCGCAATAGATGATTGGTTTGTCCACGACTTAGATTCTTTCTGATTGTGGTTCAGTATCTACAGTAGCAACTTTTTTACCTGTCATAGTTTTGTTCATCATTTCTTTTCTCATATCTGCAAAACTTTTTTCAGGTGCACCTAAATCTTTTTTCATTTCTGCTTTTGATTTGCCGTATTTTGTTTTAAATTGTTCAGCGTCTAGGTCTTTCATATCAATAGCAATTTCTTTCATTCTACCCTCTTTAATAGGTTTAATGATTTCTCTTTCACCAGATTTAGGGTCTTTGTATCCGTCATGTTTCTTTTTATTAATGACTTCACCTTTGTCATCTGCTTTTACTGCTTCTTTTTTCATAATACCTTTAGCAATATCGTGTGCTTTTTTGATTGTCTTTTTTTCTAAAGGTGGTTTATCACCTGTAGATTTCATTGCCTGTGCCATTCCTACTGCATATGGATTGTTTACTTCATCTAAATCCATTAATTTCTTAACAGACTTAACATCTAATCCTAATGCCTTAGCAATATCGTCAGCAGACTTACCATCTTTTTGCATTTTATGAAACTTTGCCATATCGTCTTCTTTGATATTTTTAGAAATTGCCTGTCTTCTAGTGTGTAAATATTTGTCTGTCTTATCTACATCACCATCGTTGTCAATATCTTTATCTTTTCTATCTTTAAATTGTTTTTTAACAGCGTCTTTGTTTACTGGATCCATTGCCTCACTTACGACTTTGGCAGCTGCGTCTGCAAGTGAACCTGGTTTAGTTTCAAAGTATTTTTTTTCTGTTGTTAATTTAACGTCTGCTTTAAATGTTCTATCTATTGATGGCTGCTCTGAAGCTATTTTAGTAGAAATTTCTTCAACGCTGCCTGCTTTACTATCTAAGTATTTCTTACTCATTATTTCCCCTTCTTACTAGCACGAGCCTTTTTCGCCAAATCAGCGTCAGCCGTATAGTATGTTTTACCTTTTGTAATGAAGCTATTTACACGTGCAAATGCCCATTGTTGTGGAGTAGTTCCTGGTCTATGACCACCTTTCCACGCAGCCATACCTCTATTATATACTTGTTTTAAAATACCATATGATATGCCTGACTTATCAGACTTTGTTTCAAGTCCTTTAATTTTTTCTTGTAAATCTGTTTCTTCGTTTCTCATTCTATCTCTATCAACTTTTTTCTTTAATTGATCCATTTTCATTTGCATATTATCTAAATCATTTTTTGCAATTGCAAGAGGTGTTTTGTTTTTTGGATCTGCTTTATCCATTTTCTGTACTTTAGTTTGAAGTGCCATTTGTCTAGCTCTGATACTTGCAACCTTTTCCATGTCGTCAGCTGCGTCCTCTTTCATATCTGGATTATACATTAAATAATCTGATACTGAATTAATATAATCTTTTGCTTTTGTAATTTTAGATTGTACCCATGCTTCTAAAGGATTACCTTCGTCTGTTTTACCTTGCAACATAGATGATAATTGAGTAGCCTTATCTGCGATTGCCTCTAACTCTCCTCTTGCCATAGATACTTCATGGTCGTCTTCTTCTTTGACAGCCTTTTTTAACATATCTCTCTGACCAGCATGAGCGTCTGAAGCCTTGTCTAATTTAGATATAACTTTTTTAACAACTGCTAAATCTTTGTTGTCTAGGCCTTCTTTGAATTTTATATTACCTCTTAAAGTATCCTGTGTAATTTCTATTTCTTTTACACCATCTCTTTTTAATTGATCCATCTTTGCCTGTGCCTTTTCTTTTGTTTTAAAAGGTACTGCAAATCTTTTTTTGTTTAGTGGATCTCTATATCTTACCGTATGAACAAGTGTAAATTCATTTACTTGTTCTTGTAATGTTTGCCAATCTACTCTATATCTACTCATTAGTTATTTACCTTTGCCCCAGCTCTCCACTGATAACAAGACCAGTATCGTGCTTTCCATTTAGGCCCTGGAGTATCACATCTATGTCTTGCTCTGAAGCTTCGTCTTCTTGCAGGATCATCCCTCTTAATACTCAAACCTGTTGTATCACCAAAAGAAACTTTTACTACTTTACCTGTAGGACCTTTTACATAAACATAAAACTTTTTAGAACCACCTCTAATCGGGTCGTTTAGTTTTACCTTTTTGCCTTGATACTCAGCCTCTTGTAAAGGTTCTGACTCGTGTTCAAATATACACTCGTCACATTTCTTATCAAACTCTTCATCAAATTGTTTAAAACTTTTCACTTCTATACTCTCTCCGATACTCTTTCTGACTTCTTCTTTTTCATCGCCATGTTTTGATTTAAAGTCTTCTTTTGTTAGAGTTTTTATATCTCTACTATATTCTTTAAATCTACTTTTGACAATTTCGTCATTTGTATCAACAACTTTGTTGACCATTTTTTCGTAAGTTTCTTCTAATTTAGATTCCCACTCATCGCCGTATCGTCCCTTATATTTATCTATCGTTTCATCGCTATTTCGCCACTCTTCAATGTCTTTTAATTCTACTTTATTAATCATTTTAATCTTCTTACCAGAGACTTGTATTTTGTTATTTTCTGGATTACTTGGGGTATATGTTGTACCTTGAAACTTAGGATCATAATTAGGTTCACCTGGTGTAATAGATGAAGTGTATTTTGCATAATCATGCCCTATATCATATGCCTCAGGCATACCCATACTTGTAAGGCCCATATTTACTTTTTCAG